TTCAACGATCGCAAGGAAAAGGTGATGAAGGATGGTCTGGACGCACACCTCACCGATAAGGAGAGGATTCCCCCTCCAACTGCACCCCTCCCTGCCTCGGAGAAGATGCCCGAGTTCACTAAGGAGGTTATCCCCGAGGAGACCGAGGAAGACATCCTGAAGGAGGCAGCGGATGCCAGCACCTCCGAGACCATCAACAGCGTGTTCGGCGAGGATGTTTGGATGCAGAACAAGAAGGCATAAGGCATAATAGTTTAATAAAATCTAATCTTTATATTATAAAGATGATGCCCCTTGTTAAGGACCCCAAAGACTACCTTGAAGTATCCCTTCGCGAGTTTTTTGATAACGATGAGAACACGTCTACAATGCTAAAAATAATTCACAACGAATTGATGAGCCTTCGAACCCTAGACTGGTTCGTTTCAAACTACTCAAAGAAAAAAAACATCATGTTCACGACGAGCTCCGGAAGGTTGTTCAATGTATTCATGGAATACAAAAGTCAGCTGAAGAGTTATTCGAAAAAAATGTTCGACCCATTCAACCGCGGTGATCGCATAGTGTTCAAGGATCGCGATGGTACAGAAATTTCTACAACGTGTGGCCAGCTCAATTTTTTCAGATGGGTCATCAAAAACGACATAGTAAATGAGTGTCTGAGAAATATCCAAGAAGTGGAGGAAGATATGACAAAGTCGATGAAACAGAGGAAGACAACATCAAAGCCGGACGAAAAACGCAAAGAGCTGTCAAAAGCCGCAATAAAATCGTGCCAAAACATAAAAACTCGCGTGACAATCACTTTTAATTAAATGTAAATACATGTAACACACCTTCAAAGGACATTGACACATGCAGTACACTTTAGCGTCATCTACTTTGTCAATATGCAAGTATATATTGACAAAATCAGATATATATTTCCGGTGTTAATAGTAACAGCACCGACTTACAACAATGTCCGCAATCACTGAGCCAATCCTCGCCGATAACGGGTGCCGCAAGTACACCGCATTTCCTATTCAATACCCCGATCTCTGGAACATGTATAAGAAGTCCGTGGCATCGTTCTGGACCGTAGAAGAGGTCCCCCTTGGCCAGGATGTAATCGACTGGCGCGACAAGCTCAACGACGACGAGCGTTATTTCATCAAGCACATTCTAGGCTTCTTTGCATCGAGTGACGGGATTGTCATGGAGAACCTCCAGATGAACTTTTCCCACGAAGTGACCGTTCCAGAAGCACGTCAGTTCTACGCATACCAGGCATTCAACGAGTCTATCCACTCCGAGATGTATTCTCTGCTGATCGATTCGCTCGTGTCGGACGAGAAAGAGCGCAACAGCCTGTTTGAGGCGGTGGAAACCATTCCAGCGGTAGGAAAGAAGGCCGCTTGGGCTCAGAAGTGGCTCGACCCAAGCAAGACGTTTGCGGAGCGTCTCGTCGCATGGATTTGTGTAGAAGGACTGCTCTTCTCGGGAAGTTTCTGTGCTATCTTCTGGCTACGAAACCGCGGGGTGATGCCTGGCCTGGGGCTCAGCAACGAGTTCATCAGCCGGGACGAAGGTCTTCACCAGATGTTCGGTGAAATGCTATATTCTAAGCTCGAAAACAAGCTCTCATTCGAGGAGGTCCGCAACATCGTAACCGAGGCCGTAGAAAACGAAAAGGATTTCATTTGCGACGCCATCCCGTGTAGGATGGTAGGTATGAACTCCGACCTCATGAGCCAATACATCGAGTTCGTCGCTGATCGCATTTTCGTGGCACTCGGTCACTCTAAGTTTTATAACTCTGCAAATCCGTTTGATTTCATGGAGCTCATCTCTCTGCAGGGAAAAACAAACTTCTTTGAGAAGAAGGTTGCGGAATATCAACGTGCAGGGGTCATGAACGTTGAAGATAACGTGTTCGGTCTTGACGCTGATTTTTAAATAAATAATAACTTAATAATTTGTAATTAATAAAAATAAAAAATGGAAGAAATCCTTTCTATATGGGCGGAACTCGTAAACACTTTCGACATCAATGATACAACCCGGGTGAAGGTTGAACATACAGAGAAATTCGTAGAGAAACTGTGCTGGCACTGCTGTCATCCTATCCCGATAGAATGTAAAACTTTACATTATCCTTACAAACTTCTCAGTTCAGGCAAATTTCAGGTTGGCGGTCAATTCTGCAGCTGGGAATGTATCAAAGGGCATGGGAGGGATACTATGTCGAGGGTTCTGTCCGGCATGCATCAGTTGAACATCAGACACTATCGGAAAATGATAACAGGTCTATCAGACCCTGTAATCCCAGCTCCTCCGAAAATGGCTCTAAAAGCATTTGGCGGTCATCTTGACATCGAGGAATTTAGAAACCCGAATGCCAAGATGGAATATGTCATAAATTACGCAAAACTGATAAAGGTCACGCCATACGAAACACACGAATACAAATTCGAAGAAAAGCACGTGGCTACAAAGCAAACTGACAGGGCGATGCATATAGAGAACACGTCCGTCGTGAACGATTCTCTAAAACTTCGGAGACCAAAACCTGCGATGAAAGGAAAATCTACTCTGGAACGTTCGCTCGGGTTGAACAACTTCGGAAATCTAATCAAAACGATGTAATTTTACAGCACCATGTCATCAGCGGCTCTATACGCACGTGCACTGAATGCAGAGCTTGTCCATATCGTCAAATCGAATCATTTAAATGTCTCGCAGATGACCATTATATCTCAGTAATGTGTGAGAGAAAGTTTCTTACATATTTCTACGAAGATGGTCGTATCATTGAATCAAAGAAATATACGGTGGATACTGACGGGAATGTTCGTTGGGTAGGAAAGGAAAGTGGACCAACTATTCATTACAAAGGTGGGTATGCTCTTATTGGCATAAGACATGAAAACAAACAATATGTCTTGCGTATTGGAAGAATCGTCGCATCAACATTTATTGGTCCTCCGCCTGATTTTACATATACAATAGATCATAAAAACAGAATTCGTAGCGACGATCGTCTTGTCAATATATGCTGGAGTAGTAAATATGAACAAACAAAAAACCGGGACATCCCTGAGACGCTAAAAACTGCGTTCATTATCGTCAAGGATGGTAAGGAAATGACCGCAAAAGAGTGGATGACCGTGCTTAAAAAACAGAATGGTGGTTCGTATGTTGTAGATTATATTACACAGCTTGCTCAACAGAAGAAGCATGGTTTCTCGTATAAAGAGTATCCAGATCTCCAAGGCGAAGAGTGGAAATTGGTTGTAGGTTCTGAGAACAAAAAAGGTCGGTGGGAGATATCAAATATGTGTCGGCTCAAGTACGTCACGCAACATGCCGAGAACGTAATTAGCAACGACCGCATTGGCGTAGACAAGTCAGGGTATCCTGTTGTTGGAATAAATGGTAAGACCGAGTATTGTCACGTCATATTGTTCGCGACATGGTTCCCGGATTTATATGCTTTAATGAAAGAAGGAGAGATGATACTTCACAAGGACGATGACCCAATGGATTTTCGCCCTCATAAACTCAGAATAGGTACACGTTCCGAAAATCTAAATGATGCTCATGACAATGGGAAATATGATGATAAAAAAACCACGCGGATGCGGTGTATTTCGCATGTTGAAAATGCTTACGAAAAGGAGTTCAACAGTCTTACTGAAGCGGTTTCATATCTCCGAGAAAATGGACATCCAAAAGCAGACAAAAGTGCTATTTCATTGGCTCTCTCTGAGAAACAAGGAACTTATAAGACTGCTTATGGCCGAACGTGGAAACGTGTGTACTAATTTTACATTACAATATCATTAGCGGTCCTATAATTCCTCGCGGCGAAGGCAGAGCTACATTGGCCCGGGTATATATTTATATGAAATCTACTTTTAACATCGGTAATATATTCCATCATCCTCCGGTCGGCCGTTTCGTACACACGAGTAATAGATTTTTCCATATCTAGGTCATTGGGAAGCCGCAACTTTATTTCAGATATATTGTACAGGACGTCGTCACGGATAGAAAACAACTTGTTTATCTTGGCGGGTCCCATGTGGTCCATATCAAACGTTTTTTGATACTCTGCGTTAAAAATATTTAAATGCTCTATGGTATTCTTGTAATACGTCGGATACTTTATTTTGAACTGTTCTAACTCCGGCATGTCCACCCCTCTCGGCTTCAAAGTTTTTGCCACGTTTTTGATATACCCTCTGTAATTATATATCACGAGCAACAAGATCGCGAGTATGAAAAGCAACATATTACTGTAATTAAATATTTTAAAATCACACATAATACCATATTGACACAAGAGGGTACATACGTTGCGGAAAAACATCTAAACTGAATAAATGCAATGTCGTCGTCTGCGCCTCTTCTCGTCGTATATATCGTCATCTTCGTCGGAGTATGCGTTACTGCTATCTCCTATATGCTTTTTCCAAAAGAGCAATCCTCAACCGCTCCCGCCTCTGAGATTGTTTCGTTAACACCGGACGAGAACACCGTCCCGTTTTCTTACAACGTCCCCGTTGATAGCCACATGGATTACAAGAATGACGTTGTTATCGTGGTAGAACATCCTGACGACAAGATTGCCGTTGGTGTTCGGTAATTACATATTAAAAAATTGATTTTATACTTTAAGAAATGACTATACTAACAGCCCAGGATGCCCAACAAATCAGGCTGGCAAAGCGGCAGGTCAGCCACGAAACGTATAAGATGCTCTTTGGAGCCGCCCTTCAACTTGTAACACGCAGAGCTAACGCAAACGAAACGTCGGTGATTTATAAAGTCCCGCATTACATCCTCGGAAGACCGACTATAAACGTGAAGCACGGGGCTCGATATGTCTCGGAAAAACTCGCGATTTA